CTTTTAAATCCTGTTGAAAGGATGTGTTTAATTTTTGTACTATACTATCAACGTCCCTAACAAATGATTGTTGTATCTGTTGATCGTATTTCTCTAGTGGTTGTGTTAATGATTGTACTATTCTAGCCACTGAATCCTCCGTATCTATAGAGATCTACAAGTCCACCTTTTTCAAAAGGACTTGATTCCCATCCAGAACTTGCTCTTGTTTCTGTCTTGCCATAATCTCTTGCTTCTCCTCGAGACACTCTTCTTCTAGCCTCTCTATTTGCCTGAGCAGTAACTTGAGCTTGTAGTGATGCTTGTTTTTCTGCCGCTGCATCTCTCGCTGCTTTTTGTTTAGCTGCCTCTGCTGCTTCGTGTTGTCGAATTTTTTGTTGCATATCTTGTTTTCTTTGATTCATTAATTGTTGTTGTTTGAATCTTTTAGCTGCTGTTTGTTGTTTATACCATTGTCCAGCGGCTCTTGTATCTTCAAAAGGATTGATACCGAAGCCAATTGCTTGTTTACCCGGAGTAGTTAATCCTGACCATGCAATTTCATTAAAAGCTTTTGGTGTGTAACTTAGATCTCCTTCATTGATTAATCCAAATTTTAAAGACTGACTTTTTCCTGGTATGTCAGTTGTCGTCCATCCACTACTGTATTTATCAGCTTGGTTTTTTAGGGCTGAATAGTATACACCCGGTCCTATTTCTCCCTTGTTAAAAGAATCTTTTAAAGATTTAATGTCAGCAGTTATTTTGTCTATAGGGATTCCTCGTGGTGCATACATAAGGTCATGCAAATAATTCCATTGTTCTTCTCCTGCACCGTAGCCTGATTCACTTTGTTTTTGCGCTTCAGTAAAACCTTTTTCTTTTCCTACTCCTGGTACATTTATTAATTCGTTCTTAGGTTTATATGGCCAACCCAAGTGGGCCATTTCATGACCAAAAACATTTGCAAATTCCAGTTTTTGAGCTGGAGTAGCAGTTCCTTCTAAAACTGGATTGACAAGGTCAGGTTGAAAAGCAGCTGAAGTTGGATTTCTTATACCATAAGCGGTTACATTTGCAGCACCACTGAGGCCACCTCCTTCCGTGCCTGCTAAGAATTTTGATATTGGAAGAGCCACATTTTGAATGAGTTGAGAACCAAACGAGGCTGGATCATATTGTCCTAAACCTTGGTTAAAAATTGGGCTATCTGCATAGGTAATGTTTGCTCGATTTACATCTCCTTCACTTTGAGCAGCAATATCTTGATACTGGTTAAATAAATTAGTTTTATATTCCTGTCCAGCTGCACCTGGAATAGTTTCTATTCCTCTTAATTGTGTATAAGGATCAATGATTGCCATTACCTTCTCCCATCCGGTTGTATATCTAATCTAAAAGTTCCAAGCTTCCAGTGTTGCCCGGTACTTGTATTGTCAACTTTTAAAGATATAGCACGAGCCCTGGCACGTGTGTCTATTTTATCTGTACTTGTAGTTGTAGTAAAAGGACCTAATGATGAACTCGCCTGTGAATCTGTTGGATAATTTTTTAAGTTTAATGTCACTCTTGCATCTCCAGTTTGTTGTAAAAAGTCTGGAAGCACTCTTCTAATTTTCATAATGTATTCACCATCTCCTCTAATATCTGCTCCACCTTGCTGTGTTCTTGATATATCAAAATCACCTGATTCTATACTTGCAGCAATAGCAGTACCCGCACCATCTTTAATTTGATTTACTCCTGTTTCATGTTCATAATAATAAGTAACACCATCCGTATTACCAACGGTTGTATCACTAGTTGCACTTGAGTCGTATTCTGTTGCATGTGGTTTTCCAAATATATGTGAATCAGACCATGTCGATCTTGCCAACGTGCTCGTAGTCCATACAGGTCTCTCTGGTGTTGAGTCCATATAATTATATGTAACCGATCTATTGTTAGATGCAGCACCACTTCCTGGATAGAACCAAGTCACTTCACCAAATAAATTATTCAGTCCTGCATAAATATGCTGTCTAGGAACTGTATTAATATCATCATAAACATAATCTTCAACTAAACATGCTAGTGAATCGAGTTTACCAGTGTATCTAAAGAAACCATTCTCTGACATCCAGTATGCAGAACCATCTACTTCAACAGCTGCATTCTTTCCAATCAGTCCACAGTTCGTTCCAACTTGTTGAAATGAAAATACGAAAGGAGCACCAACAAATCTCATAATAAATAAAGATGTATCGGTCCATACGTAAATTGCATCCCGACCTCTAATCGCTGCCACGATCCGTGTTCCGTCGGCCAGTCTTTGTGTACCAGCGGTATTGGTTGCTGAAGGTGCATACGATGTGCTAGCATTAATTGATTCCTGATCCGACCAACGTATGTACATATCGTCCTGTGTTGATGTCGTACCAATGGTTGTCTCTGTTCCAAAGAATACTAAGTGTCTATCGGGTGTAGACACTAAAGTCTGTATCGCTGCAGTTGGAGCATTGGCAACAATCGTTGCCCTTGTAGATGTTGCTCCCGTTGCATCGGAGTCCCATTCAAAAGTTGCACCATCAAATATAGTTGCAATTAATTTATTTCCAAAATTGTCCAGGGACCATAGACCAGGAGCCGTTACAATATCTCCCGTTTGCGATGCACCCCACTTGGTATAGTCAGATGCATCGGTAACTGTTGCTCCATCTGAATGCGATGCAGCAGTTGTATTATCCGATCCTCTTGTTAATCCTGATAAAGTATTAGTACCAGTAGTATTGGCTGTATAAGCAATTCGTTCACTGTCTATTAAAACTGTTCCTGAAGCAGGCATCGATGCAGAATTATCTAGAACAATACTAGATGAACCTGAAGTTAATGCTCCATCTAGTGTGTCTGTAATTTCTCCAGCAACAGTACCACCCCAAAGACCTAGTCCCCAGCCAGCTGCTGATTCTTCAACTGCAGGTCCAATTGAATAAAAATGTTGAACTCTTATTCCACCTGATGTAGACGCTCCTGATCCAGATTCAGCGGATCCCATTTCAATAGTAAGTGTCGTAGCAGTTGGAACCGTTGTAACCATGAAATTTGTATCATTAAAATTACTAGCACCAAAATCAGAATCGGTAATCGTGCTCCAATTATCCAAACGAATAATATCGTACTTAGAAATATTATGATCAGATGCAAAAGTAAGTGTGACTGTGGCATCACCATTCGTTGTGGTAAATGCATTCGTTAATGTTGTTGTAGCTTTAATAGGAGTAATGTCATAAAATGCTCCTCCTGAATATACATATAAAAATCTGTTTGTGCCAAGTGCTGCATACTTAATTCCTGACGCATTGACGAAATGATGAAGGGCTGTGTTTCTTCCTGTAAGAGTAGCATCCCCTAATTGAGCCCACCCTCCTATTTTTTCAGGTGTGGCATATCTAAAACGTACATAGTCACCACCAATCCATTGGCCTTCGCCTCCAGTTGCTGTGACCTGTTTATTAAATCCTGGTTGTATTCGAATTTTTTGCAGCATAATAATTTATGCCTTATGGTTTGGTTGGCCATGTAACATTATTGACTTCTTCAACAGTAGTTAATTCACTTGGTAAATCACGCAGTTCCTGTCTGTAAGTAGTCATTTCTGCTGACATTGTTACATCTGATAAAGCATAAAAATCAGTTTCAGCTAATTTTCTATTTCTATCTTGTCTTAAATTTGCAATAGACCTATCAAATGCACCATCAGCATGAGCTGATTCATTTGCGTCCCATTGTGCTTCTTCTTCAGCAGTAAAAGGAACTTCAATTCCATTTATTAAATGATGTCTTGCCATAGTTTTATATACTCCTTTGTTAATTATTTATCAAGTTAGTTAATTCCATATAAACAAATATCTCCAGCATCTATGTTGCCTGAAGCCATTGAAAACTGTACTGCATCAACAGCACTTGTGGTATTTACATATCCAGCACAATAACTATTTTCTGATTCATCACTAGCAGTAGCACCTTGAGTTGTTACAATAAAATGTTTTACAAATGTTGTAGATGCTGGATTGAATAAATGTAAATATCCACTTACACTTTGGTCATTATCTGCACCTATTGATGCTGAAATTCTTTGAAAACTTGTACCTTGAGCTTGATCTCCTCCTGTTTTATAAGATAAATCTGTAGCAGTATCACCTTCATTATGACCTGCGATAAAAAAGGTAGTTGTCATTGTAGTATTATAATTTGAACCACCATCTATTGAACATTGAAATTGGAGTACTTTATTATCAGTTCCTGGATGAATATCTTTAAAAGTAAATAAGTATTCCTTGTAAGTATTATCAAGAACAACATCACTAGTTCCATCAACGAAAGATACAGTTGCAGATGATGAGGCAGTTTGTTTTTTAATAAACCTCATTTCTCCTAAAGCTGATATACTTCCAAAAGCAGTAGCTGATCTTACACCTCTATTATTTAATTTAACTAAAGCCATTATGAATCCTTAATTCCATACATTTTAATTTTTCCAGCATCTATGTTGCCACTATCAAATTTAAACTGAATTGCATTTATGGCGCTTGTTGTATTAAAATATCCAGCTCTTGGCTCATCAACCATATAATCATGATGAGTTAATACACTAAATCTTGTTAGATAATGTTTAACAAAAGTAGTTGATGATGGATTAAAAAGCCATAATTCTCCACTTGTATTTTGATCGGCATCAGCTCCTACATAAGTAGCTATGTTTTCAAAAGCTGTTCCTTGTGCTTGTTCATTATTTAAATATTGCAATGCTGTATTATCATCAGCTTCATTATGCCAAGCATTGAAGGCAGTTGTGGTCATGGTAACATTATAAT